CAAAGAAGAGTTGAGAAACGACATGTCAGTTTTAATGGAAAGAATGGATAAAATCGGTGAAAAGCTTGACAAACTCTTCGAAGTTAAGTAAAATAGGTATATAGGAAATAAGAATGTCAAAAAGAAGAAACAGAAAAAGAAGCGGTGGAATAGCTAGAGAAGACTATAGAACTGGTGGTAGAGTTGGTTATCAAGAGGGTGGTCGTTTTGAATACGATCAAATTAGTGGTTTAAAAAATCAACAAGCATATGACCCTGTTGCAATAGCACAAGCTCAACAAGATGCTGCAGAAGCTGCTGCTAAGAAAGCCGAAGAAGAAGCTGCTGCAAAAGCTGCAGAAGAAGCTGCAAAGGCTGCAGAAGAAGCAAAGAAAGCTGAACTAAGACAATCTATTGACGATGCTGCTGCTGGTAAAGTTCCAACACAGGCTGTTATTCCAGATGCAGTTCAAGTTCCAGATACTGCTCCTCAACAAGTTACAACAATGGCTGCCCCAACTACAGTTCAAACAAGAACTGTACCGGGTGTTGCACCAGAACAAGTAACTACAGTAGACCAAACTGCACAAGCTCAAACACCAGAACAAATCCAAGCTGCACAAATGAAAGCAGCAAAGGTTGATACAGATGCACAAGTTGAAGCTGCAGAAGGTCAAGTATCAGACGATGCTATAGCTCAAGCTGCAGGTGTTGAACGTGTACCTACTATTGAAGCTGCAGATGTAGAAATACCAGAAGGTGCTTTAACTGAAAGAGTTGTAGGTACGTTAAGTCCTGAAGCTCAATCAACTGCTGTAATGAATGTCGGTAGTTCATTGGCAAGAGTTACAAGAGCTAAGAAACAATTAGCAAATGCTGGACTAAGTGATGCAGATATTACAGAGCTTGGTAACGACCCAGAAGCTTTAGAAGATAGACTAGCAGACTTTAGTGAAGCTGAAAGAGGTATTATAGCTGGATTACCAGAAGAAGCTTTAGTATCTAATCAGATAGATACATTATTAAAAGGTATTGAAGAAGGTGAAATTCCTACATGGGCTAGACCTGCTGTATCTGCAGTAGAGTCTATGTTAGCTCAACGTGGTATGTCCGCATCGACAGTCGGAAGAGATGCCTTGCTCAATGCTATTATACAATCAGCAATGCCTATTGCTCAGTCTAATGCACAAGCAATACAGCAAAGTGTAGGACAACAAAGAACAATAGAAGCTCAAGAAGCTGAAGCTAACGCAGCTAGAGGACAACAGACAGCATTAACAAATGCAAGTAATATCTTCCAGCTTAACATGGCTCAGTTCAGTGCTGACCAACAAACAGCATTAGCGAACAGTAAGTTTTTACAAACTGTAGGATTAACAGATGCTAGTATGGATCAACAAGGGATTATGCAAGATGCTGTAATAATGTCTCAAGCTAATTTAGCTGAAGCAGACTTTAATCAGCGTACCCAGATACAAAATGCTCAAGCTTTTTTACAAATGGATTTAACCAATCTAAGTAATCAGCAACAAGCAAATGTATTAAAAGCTCAACAAACTCAGCAACGTTTGCTAAGTAATCAATCTGCTCAAAATGCTGCAGCTCAGTTTAATGCTGCAAGTGAAAATCAAACTAATCAGTTTATGTCTAGTTTAAATGCTCAGATTAATCAGTTTAACGCAGGTCAACAAAATGCTACAGCACAATTTAATGCTACACAAGCTAACGCTGCTGAAGCTAGAGATGCACAAAGAGAAGCTGATGTAAATAAATTTAATGCTCAGTTAGCAACACAAGTAGATCAGTTTAATGCTAATCAAGACTTTGCAAGGAATCAATGGAACGCACAAAACGTTGCTGCTGTTGAAGCTTCTAACGTACAGTGGAGAAGACAAACAAACGTAGCTAACACTGCTGCTCAGAACGCAGTCAACATGCAGAACGCACAGAATGCTTTTTCAATGTCACAAACTGCACAATCATTTTTATGGCAAGAACTAAGAGATCAAGCTGATTATGATTTTAGAGAAGGTGAAAATGAAAGAAGTAGAATTGCACAACTTGTAAATACTGCATTAGCTTCAGACCCTTCTAAATACAGTTCAAGTTTAGGAAACTTGCAAAATTTAATAGGTGTTATAACAGAGGATATAATAGGATAGTATAATGGGATTATTTAAATCAATTAAAAAAGCTTTTAAAAAAGTAACACGTGGTATTAAAAAAGCAGTTAAGGGTGTTGTTAAAGGAGTTAAAAAAGTAGTTAAAAAAATTAGCTCTAGTAAAATACTTAAAGCATTAGCTATTGCTGCTGCAGTTGTAGTGACGGGAGGTGCAGCAGTTGCTGCATTTACTGGAGGTACAGCAGCCAGTGGTACGTTTGCTGGATGGATGATGAACGCTAGTCAAGCAGTTACAGGTGGTACTTTATTTGGTACATCTACTGCGGTAGCTAGAGCAGCAGGAACAGCAGCTAAATTTATTGCAACTCCTTTTGCTACTGTAGGTGCGGCTGCCGGAAACGCTGCTGCTGCTATTACAGACTTTACAGGAATTACAACTGAAGCAGGTAGAACTAGTGTAACAGCTACTGCTCAAGCAGCTCCGGGTGCAATCCCGGACGTAACTGAAACGGTTGTAACTGCTCCAAGAGCAGCAGGTACAGTTCCGGGAGTAAGTGAGACGGTTGTAACTCCGGGAACAGCAGGAACAGGAGCAAGAACATTAGGTCCTCAATTAGATGCGACTAATACAATTACAGCACAGGGAACAGCATCAACGACTCCTTATGTTAGTACTCCTTTAGCAGACCCTATTGTTACTACAGCACAAGGAACAGCAATACCCGGTGTTCCTGTTAGCACACCTTTAGCAGACCCAATAGTTGTAACTCCTACAGAAAAAGCATTAAGCCTAGCACAAAGATATCCTAATACAACCGCATTTTTATCAACTGCTGCAGGTTCAGCAGCTAGTACTATGTTTGGAGTTTATGCAGATTCATTAATGGCAGGAGACTCAAGAGGAAGAGAAGGAGGGGGTCAAGGAGAAGAGGGAGCTTCAAGAAAAGACCCAATTTATGTATATAGTAATGAATTAAATATTAATCCAGATGATTACTCAAAACATTTTACATTTAGTAATACTGCACAAGCAGGTAACATGCCACTGTTTCAACAAGAAACTTTAGCAATATAGGAGTAGAAAAACATGGCAAAACCTAACAGAAGTCCAAGACCAATTATTTCAGACAGCATTAGTGATGCTGCTGGACAAATTGTTGTAGACGGTTTAGATGCTGGATTTACCATTGATGAAATGGCTCCGGATACTGGACCAAAACTAAGAGGAGAATCTAGATTTAATCAAGAAGCCTTAGATGAAATTGTAGCTTTATCTTCACAAGGTGCTGCAATTCCCGGACAAAGTTTAGTGAATGATCCTGAGCAACCTTATCCTTGGGAAAGACCTCCAGAGTTTGCTAACCCTAAACATGCATTAGATTATATGGTTGGTTTAATATTTCAACCAGAAGCAATGAAAAATATTGTACAGGCTTTAGCCAATGGTGCACCCGTTGCAGACATTGCAATGGTTTCATTGTATGCAAAATTTACAGAGGGTAAATTTAACCCTGATGTTTTAATGTTGTTAGCAGAACCTATTATGTATATTATTATGGCAATTGGTGAAGAAGCTAATATTAAATATAACATTGAAGACAGCAACGACTTAGATGAATTAGATGATGAAGATTACGAAGAAGAGTTTAGCCAACAAGTAAATGAATTTAGAAGTGTGTTTGAAGATATAAAAAACGGAACTATAAAACAAAAAATAGAACCTGAAAAAATTAAAAGTGGTGTTGTACCTCAAAATATTCTAGACAAAGTTAAAGAACAAGGTCCAGAAATTAGAAGTTTATTAAGTCAAGGAGAAAGCTAATGGCAAATATAAAAGAAAGTCCATTCAAACCTATGTCAGAAACTTATGGTAAAGTAGCCAGAAGTTTGTTATCTAGTACTGGTGACGATTATAAAAAAGATGTATACAAAGGAATAGGATTAAAAGTAATTGCAGATGGTTTAAAGGGAGTTGGTGCTAATCTTAAACAAGGTGTTATAGATGGAGCTAACGATGTTAAAGAAGAATATGCTAATATTTTCCAAACTAACCAAGCTGAGTATGAATCTTTTGCAGATGAAAGAGCAAGACTGAAAAGATACTTAGAAAACAAAAAAGGATTTTTAAACGAAGAAGCTGCTAAAGCAATTGATAATACTGATGAAGCTTTAGAATCACGTACTACTTGGGCAGAGGTTGATAAACAACCAGAAGCTATTAGAACAGATATGTATAAAGCTTTTAATTCAGAAAGAAAAAGAATACAAGAAGAAATGGAAGCTCTTGCAGTCGACCCTAGAGTAAAAACTAGAACTTTTCAAAAGTTTAATGAACGAGCAAGAAACGAATATATTGCGGCACTAAATCTTGTAGAAGACGACCCAACTAAAAAAGGATTAGTAAGAAATCTTTGGAATAGAATTTTTAAAACTAAAAGAACTCCGGATGGAGAACTTGTTACAACTAATTCAGACTTATTAGATTTACAAGAAAAATTAAACACTGCTAAAGGTGAAAGAAAAACTTTTAGAGACAGTATTGAAAATCAAGTTGCAGTAGAACAACTTTATGAACCATTAGAGTTTAAAAATAAAGATATTAATTTTGATTCTTTATATACTACAGCAATTCCTGCACTACAACAACTTACAAAAGATGATGAAGAATATACAAATGTAGATAACATATACTTTAAAGAACTTATTGATTTAGTTGCTACAGAGAATCCAAGTTTTAATTCAGATCAAGTTGCTCAAAGAGCATACACAATGACACTTACTAAGGAAGTAGACCCATCTCAGTATTTAACAAGACGTGGTGCAAAATTAGCTGCTGGTAAAGTTTTGACAGATCAATTTAACGGTTTATCATTAAAGCAGCACCGAGAAAAATTTGAAAAAGACCCCATGCTGTTGCTGCAAGTTGTTGGAGCATATGCATCTCAACCAGAAAAAGACAGTCAGTTACGAGCACAGTTTCTTCTTGACAATTTTAAAGATGTATATCAAGAAGTTAAACAGCTTGAGCCTACAGAACAACAAAAATTAAATCGTATTCAAGCACTTAGGTTAAGAATTAACAATGAATCTAAAAACGCAAGTAGAAGTGTAGAAAAAGCTAATAACATAATGTTAAAAGATACAGATTTTCTAGCTAAAGTAGCTTATAATACTGTATTAGCAGAAAACTACTTTAAAAATAATAATAAAGGAGCATCTAAAAAATATACACCAACTGAAATTACAGATGCTTCTATGGACTTTGTAATGGAAAGAGCAAACAAAAACGACTTTATAAATATTAAATTAACTGAAGCTGATTTCTTAAGTCAAAGAATAAATTTGCAAAGTAAAAACTTTGACGAATCTATTTTAGAAGATACTCCTAATTTTATAAGTCAATTAGAAGAAGCTGGTAGAGGAACAGAGGTATTGGGAGTCATAAGAAAACAATATCAAAACTTTTTAGTTCAGAATACTAATCTTGAATTAGCAGAAGATGAAAAAGTACAGCTAAGTAAAAGAATAGATAATATTTTTAAAGAAGCAGGATACAATCCAGAAACTTCAACTAGTCCGAATGAAGAATCTTCTAAAACTATAATAGATAAAATTCAAGAGTCTTTTTCTGGGACAAGAACAGAAGAAAGAAATCCAGATGTTAGTAACGTAAACTTTAATCGTGTAACAGGTCAATACTATTTGGATAATCCAGAACTGATTATAAACGAAATGGATTTAACAAATTTAACACAAGCTCAATTAAATAGTTTAGTTACTATGGATGAAAAAACACTAGCCAATAAACTAGGATTACCAGAAGACATTTCTCTAAGTAGTAAAATATATAGAGGATTATTACCCGGACCAGACTTTGTTGATTATTTTACAACTCCTAAAGCTCAGAAGTCTTTGCAACAAAGAGTTTATGCAGAAAACGAAAGAAGAAAAGAAGAGGGTACATATATTAAACCTGAAGTAGAAAGAAATATTTTACGTGAAATTAGAAATTTTGAAGCACCTAGAGTTAAAGGAGATAGAGAAATTCCTGATAGCTGGTGGGGCGAGTATCAAATTCTTAATCCTAGGGGTATAGTAAATACTAGAGGATTAACACGAGGTTCTAAATATAATCGACCTGAATTAAATAATAAAGAAACGGTTACATCAGTACCATCAGAAACTAATTCTCTTTTGAATAGTACAGACTCAAAAAAAAAAGTAACTAATAGTTTAACTTTTGCAGAAAGTTCTAATAATCCCGATGCATTATGGAAGCAGTCTCAAAAAAACATTTTTACAGCCTTTACTCCTACTGAAAGTACATTAGGAGAAGTATTAAACTTTACAAAGTTTGATGGCGAGTATGCTAATTGGTCAAGAAAACAAGGAACAAAGAAAACTACACATACACCTGTTGGAAAATATCAATTTGTAGGAGCAACACTAAGAGATATCGAAAACAGAGGTGGATTTGATGATTTAAATATAGATACTAATACTTTATTTACAGAAGATGTACAAGACAAATTATTTGAGTGGTATATTAAGGACACTATTAAATCTGCAGGAAAAGATGCAACACAATCAGAAAAAAGAAACAAAATTAGAAAACGTTTTGAAGGAGCAACTCCAGCAAAAGTTTCTAATAATGAATTAGATTTAATTATCGATCAAATATTAAGTAATACTTACTCTAATAATTTACAAGGCTAATACATGTCAATTAATTTTTTAGATCAACCACTGTATTCATCAGGTTCTTTATATAAGAAAAAAACCTTAGACGAGTTAGAAAAAGATGAACAGTTTTTAGAAGTCTCTGAAAGGTTTTTACAATCTGTGGGTGAAAACTCTGATGATGTGTTTGAATATCTAAGAGACTCTGATTTTAATTTATACTCTGGTATGAGACGAGCTGCACAAAGTGCTAACTTTACAGATCAACAAAAACAAGATTATAATTATCTAAGAAAAGAATTTGATAATGCTGATTTAGGAAGCTTAAAACAATTCTTTGGCTTGGTTAAAGATGCAGCTATTGATATAACAACTGACCCCACTGCTATTGTAGCAGCTCTCGCTACACCTATAACAGGAGGAGCATCACTAGCCACAAGAACAGGATTAGGAACAACAGCCTTACAAGTATCTAAAAACTTTGTAGGTCCTACAATTCCTGAAGCTATTATAAAAGGTCAACTTAAAAAAGAAGGTAAAGAAGCTGTTAAGAAAGCAGCCCTAGTCACAGGTGCAGAAGTAGGAGCATGGACAGGACTAGACAATCACTTTAGACAAACAACTGAACTAAATACTGGTATAAGAAAACTATATTCTACACCAGAGTTAGCAGGAACTGCTGCGTTAGGAACTTTAACAGGTGGATTACTTGGTGGAGCTTTACAAAAAGGTAATCTTTTCTATAGTAAAATGAATAGACTTTATTCAGAAGATGGTTATTTAACACTTGAGCCGGGAAGTTTTCAAGATAAAGTTTCAAAAACTTTAGAAGTTGGAGACATTATAAAAGCAAATACAATTGGGTCAGCTACATCTATACTAGATACAAAAGCAAAAATTTCTCCTATTACCAGAGAACTGGGTAATTTAATGCGAGAAGATTTTAGTCGTGGCTTTGGTGGTCTAACAAGAGAACGTGTAGCATTAGGACACGGTGAACTACTAGAAAATCTTAGAGGTGAATATCATAGCGTATTTGACGAAGCTACTGCCCCACTACGTAAAGCTGGTGCATTTAAAGAAGCAGACGAATTAGGTGTTATTAGAATTTTAAGAGGAGATAAACCTGAAGGTTACAGCGAAGATGTTCAACAAGTTGCAAAAGACTTAAGAGGGTTTTTTAATAAAATATTTGATGATGCTATTGAAGCAGGTCTTATAAAAGAAGAAAGAAAACTTCCAAATTATTTTACAAGAAGCTGGGACAGAAAAGCAATTGAAGAAAACAGAGAAACATTTGCAGATTTATTAATTAGTGAAAACGTTGTTAAAGATAAAGCTGATGCTTCTGATCTTATTAATGATATGCTTAATAAGAACAACGAGTTGTTTTCTTCACATTCTATTTTATTAACACAGTCAAGAGCATTTCAAGATTTAAACGATAACGCTTTTGAAAAGTTTTTAACTAATGATTTAAACACGGTTGTAACTTACTACATGAATGCTGCTAATGCTATACAGCATAAGAAAAGTTTTTTATTACCGGGTTTCAGTAGTGCATCTAATAAAGCACAATTTGAAAAAAGATGGCTAGACCCAATGGATAGACAGCTAAGAGAAGCTAGAGGAGGAAGAGGACTATCTAGAGGAGATAGAAAAAGAATTATTAAGTTATATGAATCTATAACTGGACAAGTAAATTATTTTGATAGCCAAAGAATACAAGGTGCATATGATACAATGAAACTTGCTAACTCATTAGCATATCTACCGTTAGCTACAGTATCATCATTAACAGAAGCAATGATTCCATTAACAAAAACTAGTGGTTCTGTTACTAAACCAGTTCAAGATGCGTTAAGTGGAGTAAGAGAAGGACATAAAATTTTTGTACAAGATATTCCTATTCTGTTAAGAAAGAAATATGATATGCCAGATTCACAAATACAAAAAGAAATGAATCAAGTATTTATGGCAATGGATGAATCGTTCGCAGAATCTACCAATCGTTTAACCGGTGAAGGACTACAAAATGAATGGTTAAAAAAACAAGCACGAGGATTCTTTAGACTTAACTTACTTACTCCTTGGACAAAATCTGTACAGTTAGCTTCGTTTAATATTGCAAAAAACTTAATAAAAGAAAACTTAGAAAAATTAAATAAACTTTCTAAAGAAGGTGTTGATATATTTAATGAGACAGCAACCAAAGAGTTAAGTAGAAAAGAAGTACGTAATATTCAACTATTAAAAAGTGAAGTGTTTGATCTAGGAATAGACATAGACGATGGACTTAGATGGTTAAATAGTGGAGCTAAGACAGGGTTTGGAGCCGAAAGAAAAGATGGTGTTCTAACAGGTCAGCTTAAATACGAAGATGATTTTTATAAGTCAGTTCTTCAAGGAGCAGGTAGATTTGTAAATGAAGTTATCATGCCCGTAGGTAGAGATAGAGCAAGAATACCTATCTTTATGACAAATCCAAAAGTAGATATTTTAACACAGTTTTTAAGATACCCAACCGTATTTAGTAATACAGTCTTAAAAAATTATATTCGATCAGCAGTTAATAATCCTACCGTTAATGGGGCAAAGCTAGGAGCTTTTGGTTTAATGGCTACAAGTTTAGCATTAGGTACAAACTACTGGAGGTCTAATGAAGATAACAGAGATCGAATAGTAGAAGAAGGTTTTGAAGATGAAGACTTTATAAAAGCTTTTCAAAGGGTTGGACTGTTTGGTCCACTTGAATATGGGTTACGTTTTAAAAACTCTATTCAATATACAAAAAATCCTGCAGTTTCAGTTTTAAGTTTAGGAGGACCAACAGTAACTGATACTCTTGGTTTACTTCTAGGAAGAAAAGGATTGGTTGAAACAGCAGCAGGTAAAACTCCATTCATAGGAACTAAAGGTCTTATGAATAAATATATTGGTGCTAATCCTTACGATGATTTAAATATATTTGCAAAAGAAATAGACAAAGAAGCAGCCTATGCTCTAGGTATAAAAGATAGACCTAAAGATAGAAAATATACTCGTAACTATACTGACTTTTATAGAAGTAATTATGCAAAGGGTGGTATAGTTGAGGGAGAAGACAACGTACCTTTTACTAAGGAAGACCCTGCTGAGAGAATTAATCCGTACACTGGTGAACCTTACCAAGAACAACTGGATAGGTTGGGGTTTGCCTTGGGAGGATTAGGTAAACTTGTTGGTAAAGAGATTGTTGAAAATATTAGTAAACCAAAACCACGTTATTCAGCGACAGAACTTGACATATTACCTTTGCCATATAGCCAGAAAAAAATATTAGAAGATGAAAGCTTTAAAGGTATTGAAGCAATGCACGGAACACCTAGTGATTTTGATAAGTTTTCTACAGAATTTTTAATGTCTGGTGAAGGTGCTATGGCATTTGGTAAAGGACTATACTTTACAACTACTGAAGAGATTGCAAAAGGATACAAAAAAAATATTAGTAAAAGTCAAGGTATTAAAAAATTAACTCAAGAATATGAAGACCTAATAGGTCAAGCTGAAAACGCTAAGAAAGCTGGAAACAATAAAGAAAGACAAGCTTTTCTTTTAAAAGCTATAGACAAAGATAAAGAGTTAGAAACATTTAAAACTACACCTTTACCAGATGATGTTGGAAATCTTTACAAAGTAAATTTAAAAACAACAGACAAACATCTATTAGATTGGGATGCGAAAATGAGTAATCAATCAGGAGGAGTTATTAGTGCTGCTGAAACTGCGGTAGAACGTTTAGATAATAGACAGCTTACCGAGTTTATTGATTTATATAGTAGATACCCTAGCTGGACTAAAGATTCTATTGACATAGATAGAGAACAATTAGTGTCAGATGCTTGGGTAACAATGGGAGATTTAACTGGTGAAGATTTTATTAGTAGTATTAATAAACTATTAAATAAAGGTAATACTTCAGGTAAAAAATATGTAGAAGATATTTTAGAAAAATCTGGTGTTATGGGAATTAAATATAATGATGGTTTCACTAGAAAAACAAAAGGTAAGAAAAATAAAAACTATGTTATATTTGATGCACGGATTATTGAGATATCAAAAAAATATGGTATCGCTATACCGGCTGCAGCAGCCCTTTTACAAAAAATAGACAGTGAACAGGAAGAAAGTATAACATGAACATAGAACAATGCAAAGCTGAAATCAAACGACACGAGGGCGAAGTCCTAGAAATTTATAACGATAGTTTAGGTTATAAGACTCTAGGAGTTGGTCATCTATGTCAGCCTAATGACCCTGAATATGATTGGGAAGTAGGTACACCTGTATCTCAAGAGGTTGTAGATAGATACTACACCATAGACTTTGATAGACATTATGCAGAAGCTATACATGTGTTTGGTGATAAAGAAGAATTTTATAAACTACCTGAAAAGATACAACATGTGTTAGTCAACATGTGTTTTAACTTAGGTGGTACAAGACTTTCAAAGTTTCGTAACATGTTGAAAGCTTGTAGAGAACACGACTGGAATAAAATGGCTGCAGAGATGCAGGATAGTCGATGGTTTACTCAAGTAGGTAGACGTAGCATTGAGCTACAACAAATTGTATTAGATCAATAATGTTATTATACACAGAGAAACAATTAGATAAAGCTTACAGAATAGATTGTAAAGCTCGTACTTTATGTAACGAAGAGTGGGTAACACGTGAAGACTTTAGACCACTTTATGAAGACCTTATAGAGTCTTACATGGTTGCATACAGTGAAGATTATATACTAGGTGACGATGTTCCCGAGTATCTACTTGATGCTGTAAACGATTTACTTGAATCAACACTCACACTAGGAGATTAAAATGAAAAAATTAAAAAGTATATTAGGTACTCTAGCCCCAACTCTTGGTGCTGCACTTGGTGGTCCAATAGGAGGACAAGCTGGTCAGATACTAAGTAGTGTTTTAGGTGTAGCTAACAATCCAAAGTCTATAGAACAAGCCATGCAGAATCTTACAGCCGAACAAATGGTTGAGCTTAAAAAAGCTGAGAAAGGTTTTGAAGTTCAAATGAAAGAACTTGATGTAGATATCTATGCATTAGAAGTTGATGATAGAAAAGATGCAAGGTCTAAATTCTCAGGTGACTGGACTCCTACAGTTTTAGGAACTTTGTCAATGGCAGGATTCTTAGGTTACATATTTTATATTACAGCTTTTCCTGTGCCAGATTCAAGCGATGATATTGTCATGCTTATTATTGGTTCACTTACAGGTATTGCAACTGCTGTAATAAGTTTTTACTTTGGCTCATCAAATAAGGATAAATAATGACTCGTAGGTCTATGAATCAAGATTTCTTTTTCCCAATAATTATATTGGGTTTATTGACGTTGTCTTATTTAACTTAATTAAAACTACTTTAAAACGTTTAACTCTCTTTGAAAGAAGTTATGTAAGTCTCCCATCTTTATCTTACCATTACGTAGGATAGTTTTTATAACATCTCTTTCATCTGGTGGAAATATTTCATCCACCATATCCTCCGGTAACATACTAAACTCTGTAACGATATCATTGTTACGTGTAAGAAGCACTTTAAAACTTACTAAGTTAGCTTCACTTTTATTAACCATTATCACTCTCCAAGTTTGCAAAGGTTATTTTATCCTGTCTACCACGTAGTCCTGCTTTCATATAAGAAGTAGCACGACCTTCAAAGAAGTTCTGATGTTCAACACCCATAACTTCATCCAACCAACCTAGAGGATTCTCACGTTGGTCATAGTTTGTTTTAAGACCAAGCTGTAACAATCTTCTATCGGCTATGTATCTATTGTAAGCATACATATCTTTCTTGGTAAGACCTTCAAGGTCTCCCATATCAAACACTAGGTCTAAGAATTTATCTTCTAGTGTTACCATCTGTCTACAAATCTCGTAGAGTTCTGCTTTAAAATCATCTGTCCATATATCTATATTCTCTTGTATAAACTCTCTAAACAATTTAGTCATTGCTTCAACGTGCATAGACTCATCACGTATAGAATAGGTAACTATCTGTCCCATACCTTTCATCTTACCAAACCTTGGAAAGTTTAACAAGATTGCAAAGCTACTGAACAACTGTAGTCCTTCTGTAAAAGCTGAATAAACTGCTAAAGTTTTTGCAATACTTTTCTTATCAGACTTAGTTGTCTTAATCTTGTGTACGTACTCATGCTTATCAGCCATCTCCTCGTACTCGGCAAAAGCTTTGTACTCTATCTCAGGCATACCAACAGTATCAAGCAGTAAGCTGTAAGCATGTTGATGAATAGACTCCATGTTCGCAAACGAACCCATCATCATCCTAGCTTCAGGCTTTCTAAAGATACGCATGTATCTATCAACATAACCTGCACCTACATCTACATCAGATTGAGTAAACAATCTAAAGATTTGTGTGAGTAAATTCTTTTCTTTTGAATCTAACTCTTGCCAGTCTTTAACATCTGTATGTAATGGGACTGACTCCGGCATCCAATGCATTTGGTTTTGTAAGACATAGTAGTCAAACATCCACGGGTTATCGAATGGTTTGTAGTAATCTCTTGTATCTAATAAGCTCATCTGTTCTCCTTGTTAAATCTCTTAACTAAATATTTTAAATTTTCAATTACGTATCCTGCGTAATCTTTTGTTTTTGAGAATGGGTCTTTATGTTCATCACAATAATCTAACCACATCCTACTTGTAAAGC